TGTGACGGATTTAATCCTGCACGAAATGCTGCTTGTGCAAGGTTAGAGTTCTTTGGCGTTTCTGCCATTACAGACCTCTGGATACGGCTTGCTGATAAAGGATTGCTATTTCACCATCTGTATCGTATGGAAGCATTTGAGATAAAATGTCAGATAGTTTTTCTGACTGTCCGTTATAGCCCATTACTTCTGGTCCTGGGCCTGGTCCTACTGCTACACCTGAAGTGATTGGCTCGTTAGGACGTTGGGTTGGTGCAAATAATTCTGTGATAGGTGGTTGTGGTGCAGCCTGTGCTGCAGCCTGAACTTGACCTGTAGGTAACCCGCGAACATCTGGTGTTCTAGCGGTAGGTGCTCCTGCTATTTGTTCTGCCATAGCCTTACGGTCACCGTAATTTTGTGATGCTGGTAGATCTGTACGTACAGAGAATTTGCCAGGACCTGATACGCCCCTGATTGGGTTATCTGCCATCGGTTTCCTCCTGTATCTTTTCTAAATCATTTGTAAATTGTTCCCACACTTTGTTTACTTTAGAGTTACGGTTAGCATTATAGATTGCTATTTCCATTAACTCTTCTGTAAATGTTTGTAGTGAACTAAGTATGTTGTGTAATAAACCTGCAAGGGTTACTAGAAAATCAGCGAAGTGTATTGGACGCGGAACATCGTTATTATTATCCACGCCCAATACCTCCGTTAATTAAAATAGATTAACCCTTTTTTACTGCATTGCCGCGACGACCTGCTGGCATCATTGATGGTACTACCTTGCCTGGTCCTGCTGGCTTGGAAGTATCCTTCTTGCCTTCAACTGCCTTTGACATTGGTGCTGCTGCACGTGATCCTTTGTTCATATTTACACCCCCTCTTTATGCTGCTCCGCCAATGGCGGCTAGTAGTTGTGCTATATCTGGACGTTGACCAGCAGCAGGGGCCATTCCACCTTGTTCTTGTGGAGGTTGCGCTGAGGCTGGGGCGTTGATCGCACCTGCTGCTGGAAGTTGAGGTGCACCTTGCATTAATTCTGGTGCTACTGGCATCTCTGGTGCAGGCTCTGGAGCAAATGCCTTACCAATAATAGTTTCTAATTGAAGACCCTTTTGACGGCCTTGAATAACTTCTGCAATACGAGTAATGATTTGAGACGGATCTTGGCCTTGCGCTGCAAGGGCTGGTATTGCCTGAGCATACTGTGCAACAGCAACACGCAAAGAATCGCGCATCTCTTCAATGTCAACACGCTGTTCCTCCTGCGTTACGTTTAACTCCATTGGAATCTCACGACGTACATAGTCACGAGATACGAGTTTGTCTGAACGCATTTGTAGTAAAGCAATGATGGCACGGTTAGGATCCATACCAGACATAATTCCGTAGCGAACATCTACACCATAGTTACCATCAATTTGACGTGATGGAATGTACTTCATATTAAACGGAGTACCATCATCTACGCCCTTGATTTCCTTTGGCATATTACCAAAGATCTTCTCATCTACTTCAAAGCAAAGAGAAGCAAGGTCTGTAAACAATCTAGCAAACTGTGCTTGTGCTGATTTGATCTGTGTATCAAAGCCTGCTTGTAACGCTTGAACGCCACGACCTGTAACGATAGATGCATCAATGTTACCTGAGCGAACCTCTGGGTAACGAGAACCTAAACGTAGTTCACGCTCTAGTACACCTGACTCTTGGAAGACTCCAGGTGGTAGTTCTAATGGAACACGACGGATACCTTGTGGATTAGCAGAACGCATAATTGCATCAGGACCAAGTGCCAATTCTTGTACATCTTGTGGAATAGCAATAGGTGCTTGAATAGATTTCTCTGCTGCTTGGATCTGCAATACTGCAAAGCGAGCACGAGCAAGTTGAACTGATAGAACATCATCAAACTGTCCACGTGCTTCACCGTCAATGGATGAGCGCATAGCAACACGTGCCATACACTTACCAATAGGGTTCGGGATGTTTGAGAGTACTAGGTTCTTGCGCTCTGGGATAAAGATTAAGTCTTGGTCTGCATCGTGATAGCGAACTAAAGAGACATAAGGTGAGCCAGGAGAGTACACATTCTTTGGCATAATCTGGTCATAGAACTCTGGATACTGCATTGCTAATGTCTCAGCATCAGATGCCATTACCTGAGTAAGAGAGATAGTGCGACCAAAGCGATCAATCTCAGGGTAAGTACCAAAAGGATTAAGCAAACGAATACGAGGATTGTTTGTCTCGTAGTCCATCTCTACAAGTGCTGGCAACATACCATAAGTATTAAACCAATCAGCACCAGTATACATTTGAATCTGTAGTTCAGATGCGCTGATGTAATGATTAACAATACGAGTACGAGTATCTGCAGCCTTGCGTGCTGAGTCTGAAACCATATTGGTTGCAGCACAGTTAAATGATGGTAGCGGTGCCATTGCTTCTGCAAGGTCACGCGCTGCTACGTCAATGAAGTTAGCAACTAGAGGCTTTGGATATTCCTCCGAAAACATTGCAGGGTAAACCTTGCTGATGTCTCCCTGACGTACAGAGAGCACATCACGCATTCTCTGGTCACGTGCGGCGTAGCGCGTTTGAAGGCGATTAACCTTGGCTACTACCTCTTTAGTTGATAACAATTATTTTCCTTAACCGTCGTAGCGTTCTGGGTTCTTTAGGTAACGAGCCTTTTGTGCAGGTGTCATCTTGGATGGAGAAATTTTATCTGGCATTACTTGCACCTTCTTTTTTACAGGTGCCTTAGTTGGTGTTTTAGAAGGAGTCTTTGATGTTGGCTTAGCCGTTTGCCTTGTTACTGCAGTTTTTTTAGCAGTTGACTTAGTAATTTGTTTTCCTTGTGCATCGTATCTGCGACCTTGAAGTAAAGCACCAAACATTTGACCGCGTTCATTACGCAACTTATTTGCTGCTGCTTTTCCCTTTGGTGTTCCTTTTGCTTTCTTCAAAGTTTCGCCAGCGTTGCCTGCTTGAGTGGTTTCTTTATCAAGATTTTTTAGATACTTTGATACTTTGTTAGCCATTACTTCTTGCTGCCTTGCTTGCGCTTAGTTGGTGTATCTAATACAACTCTACTAGTGCGACCAGTTTTTTCTTTAATTGATGTCAACTTAGCAGACTGTGTGCCACTCTTGCCTTTAGTTGCTGCTGTGTAAACTTCTCCAATTTGCTTAGCAAGATTTTTACCTGCTAGGCTTTTTACATCTCCTGGCATTACTCTTCCTACCACATTACCCTTTTTTCTAACAGTTACTGGAAAATCTTTTCGTGTATCTGGATTTCCCGCACCTGTTACTGCACGAGCAGCAGTTGATACTGCTGTTGCAATGTCACGTGCTTCACGTGCTGTGATATTAAAACGCTTTGCAACTTGAGCAATTGTTGAAGGCTTTGCTGGTTTTGCTGTCTTTTTCATTTGTGCCATTATTATCTCCTTGTTAGATGAACGTGCGGTCTTTCTCGGCGAGCAGTTCATCTATGTTGATAACTGTTCGTTTGCCCATCTCGTGGCGAGATAGGAAAGGGTTCTTCATATGGTGGGTCTGATGCATACCTTGGTTGAGCATCTCACGTGCTCTAATCTCACAGAACCACAGAGCCATTACCATATCGGTCTTGCCTTTAGTGGTAGGTGACCACGTAATTAATTGCTCGATGAGCGCTTTAATGTTTTCAGTCTGGTCACTAGGTAAGTGAATAAGGTTATCGCGGTGGTGCTTTCCATCGAACTGCTTGGTGCCGAACAAAGTTGACATTGATGCAACACCAAAGCCTGAGTCCCACTTGTTGGTACCAGTATGGTGTTCCCGCAGTAGCACTCCTCTAGAGGCCAGGTTCTGACGGATACCTTCGTCTTGGGTAAGGAAAGACTGGAACGCATTCTTTTCTACAATCCACTCGCTAGGTTGATATAGCCCAGTCCAGTCAAAGATTAACTGACGGATTGCAGCAGGCGTTGGCCTAGTAATTTTAATAGCATCAACGATATAGCGTTTATGACTAACCCGATCAATAGCGTAACAAACGACGGCTGTATCACCAACCATAGCGGGATCAAGACCACAAATAACAGAAAAGCCACTGAGATCACGTGGGTGACCAGGGTGACCAGGAACCAAACGACCTGCTTTACGCATTCCATCTATAGCACCTCGTACACATACTGGGTCAAAGATGGCATCATCTGAGATATCTTGTTGTTGGTAAACCA